GATCCAGTACATCGAGTCGAAATCACACTATTTTACACAAATCAATGCAGAGCAAGTACAACAGGAGCGATAAGCTCGTTTTTGCGAGCGATACGCCTGATATCCAAGAACTCCAGAGCGAGTTCGACCGTTCCTTGACGAACGGCGGGAATATCAGCCGCATTAACAGCAACGACGACATCCGCCTTGCTCGCTGGGAAGGCCAGAGCGACGACGGCAAGAAATACAGCCGTAATCAGCGCGATGGCGAGGGTGCTTTCCCGTTCGAGGGTGCTTCCGACGTCCGCGTGCGCCTCGTCGATAGCATCATCAACGAATTGGTGATGCTTTTGGTGAACTCTTGGCAGCTCGCCCGTATCCGCGTGACCGGCACTGAGTACGGCGACGCCAGCACCGCTGCTTCCGTCCAGACCCTTGCCCGCTGGGTCGTCGAGAACAAGCTCCGCCCCGATCTTGAGCGCGAAGCTGAGCTCTGGGCGCAATACGCCCTGAATTACGGCTGGGCTGTCATGCACGTCGGCTGGGAGCGTCGCCTGGGCAGCCGAGAGGTCACCGAAACCCTGCCTACGCTCGAAGCGCGTTCCGCTGTCGATGGCGTGCTTGCTGAAGCCCTGCGACAGATGGCCGCTACGGGTGCGTCTGATATCACCGCTGATTTGTTCGCCAATGCCCTCGGATGCTCGTCCGACGAAGGCCGTCGTATTTCGAACGAGATGCTCGCCTCCGGCGTCGCTTCTTACAACCAGCAGTACAACCGTATTAACCTCCCGGTCTGCGCTGCGCTCAAGCCGTACGAGGAAATCAGCTTTCCTCCGGAAACCCTCGACCTTCAGGACGCCCGCGTGATCTTCAAGCGCACGTTCATGTCGGAAGTCGAGCTCCGCGAGATGATTAAGACCGACGGATGGGACGAAGCGTTCGTCGAGGAGGCCGCGAACACCGCCGGCAAGTCCGCTTACCTCACCGACCCGAACCTCATCCCGGTCACGTCGAACGTCTCGAACGCCCTGCACCGCGCGGACAACCTCATCGAGATTGTGTACGCTTACAGCCGCCAGATCGACTCGAACGGCGTTCCCTGCGTCTATTACACGGTTTTCTCCCCTCAGACCAGCCAAGTCGAGACTTACGCCAAGCACAGCAAGCTCGATTACGCCCACGGCGAGTACCCGTTCATCGAACTCCGCCGCGAGCGCCTGAAGCGCGCCGTCGTCGAGTCCCGAGGCATCCCTGAGATCGCTTTTACCGACCAGGAAGAAATCAAGGCTCAGAAGGACAGCCTGCGCGACCGCACCGCCTTCGAGACGCTCCCGCCTATCAAGGTCAAGAAGCGCCTCGGCACGCAGAACCAGATTGCTCCCGGTTCCCTGCTCCCCGTCACCACCCCTGACGATTACTCGTTCCTTTCGCCGCCCTCGGGCAATCCTACACTCGCCTTCAACCTCATTGATCGTGTGGAAGCCCAGAACGCGGCCTATTTCGGCCTGTTCCACCCTGCTGTCCCCCCGCAGAAGACCCAGATGACCCAGCAGTTCATCGTGAACAACTGGCTCACCGCATGGAGTCGCGTGCTCAAGCAGATGGTCAGCCTGTCCGTCCAGTACCTCGAAGGCAGCGAAATCGAGCGCATCGTCGGCACCCCGATTGCCATGACGCCGAACGAAATCTCCCAGATGTACGATATCGGCATTTCGTACAACGTGCGCGAGCTCGATACGGATTATGTCATGGAGAAGCTCAAGGCCATCGCCTCGTTCGTCGTTCCCATGGACGCCGGCGGCGTCATCGACCGCAATAAGCTCACGGCGCGTTTCGTCGAGGCCATCAGCCCTGAGTCGGCTAAGGACTTGCTCCTCGACCAGAAGACTGCCTCCCAAAAACTCTACAACGACGTCCAGACCGATATCGCTAAGATGATGGCCGGCATGGAAGTCCAGTACGTCGAAAACGACCCGACTGCCGGTGCTAAGCTGCAATACCTTCAGGATATCCTCCAGAAGAACCCGAAGGCGCAGCAGTTGGCTCAGGCCGATCAGCAATTCCAGGCTCTGATGCAGAATTACATCCAGAACCTCCAGATGAGCGTCCAGCAGCAGCAGAACAAGACCATCGGACGCCTGGGCGTCACCCCTGTCTCTGATAAGATGGCTCAGGAAGGCCAGCAACCCGGATATGGCGCTTGACCCGCAGCAAGTCCGTAAAACCCTCGCTTTCGAGAAAAACGAGGTCTTCGACGCTGTTCTCGCGTATATGGACGCTGCTATCGCCGCTGAGGTCGATCGCGCTATCTCTTATAGCATCGAAGGCGAAAAGAGGGTTCACGCTTGCGGACGTGCCGAAGCTCTTAGGGATTTCAGGGACTTGCTCCTCTCGGAGCAGGCGGAAGCCCAAAGGGAGCGCTTCGGGGTCAAGAATAATGCGTAATCTTGCCAAACCTAACAAGCGGGGCTGACCCCCGTTGACTTCAAACATTTTAGGGCGTTATTGCCCATACGTCCTCTGAGTGGACGCAAAACTCTCTGATTATGGAAGATAACCAAACCGCCGATATCGGAACGGCTCAAAATAACCCCGAGGTACAGTCAAACGCCCAGTCAGGGGCATTAAATCAAGACAAGCTTGCGGATATCCTCCGCAGCACCCTGTTCGCTGACGAGGAACAGGCGGCACAGCCCGAGGCCGGTCAGGAGGGCGAAATCCAGACGGAAGTCAAGGACTCCAACGACGGTGAAGCGTCTCTGCAAGACGAAGTAACCGACACGGAGCTCCCCCAGGCTGAGGATGGTATCGACGAAGTTCCTTCACAGCATACGCAAGACGACGAAGAAGACAGCGATCTTCCCAAGGGCGTCCAGAAGCGCATCGACAAGCTCACGGCCAAGCGCAAGCAGGCCGAGGAGGAAGTCACCAAGCTCCGCGAGGAGATGGAAGCGCTGAAACAGCAACTCCAATCGGCACCTCAGTCCGACCCGGCGGTAACTAGCGTCAACGACGCATCTAACCCGTTCGAGTCGCTTCAGACTAAGGCACAGGTCGAAAAGGAACTGGAAAACGCCCGCTGGCTGAAGTACAAGTGCATGGAAAACCCCTACGGCTTTGTCCTTGGTGACAAGGAATACGGCCAAGAGGACGTCACCCGGATGTTGGTCAATGCGACGCGCGCCATCGAAGAACAGCTGCCGAAACAGCTGGGAGCGATCCAAGCCCGCGAGCAGATTGAGCCAATCGCCGCCAAGCATTATCCTTGGTGGAGCAAGCCGGAGAGCAAGGAATATCAAGTAGCCCAGAATGTCCTGAAGGTTTTCCCGAAACTCAAGGCGTTCCCCGACTTCAAGATGTTCGTTGGTGATTATGTCCGAGGATACATGGCTCGCGAGGGTCAACCTATCCAGGCGGCTCCCAAGAAAGCACCCGTACAGCCCGTCCGTCCTACCGTAACCCCGGTCAAGTCCAAGCCCGCAGAAGTACAGGCCAAGACCGCCGTGGAGCGTTTCCGCAAAACGACTAATGCTGAAGACCTCGCCCGAGTCCTACTCTCCAAGAACTTCATCTAATCCCTAATCCCTACTCAGGAATACTATCATGGCTCTCCTCACTGAACGCACCCTCGTCAACGCCGGTAAGCGCGAAGACCTGGCTAACCTCATCGCCCTCGTCGATGCCAAGGACACCCCCTTCACCTCCATGGCGAAGAAGGGTGCCGAACCCGGCAACACCCTGTTCCGCTGGCAGGCTGACCGTCTCCCTGGCACGTCCGCCCCGACCCCGGTCGTTGACGGCACCGACGTCTCCTCGTACGACAACTACACCGTCGATGGCGCCAACCAGTACCGCGTCGAACTCTCGAACCGCGTGCAGATTTTCCGCAAGGCTGTCCGCGTCTCGAAGCTCACGCAGTCCTCGGTGACCAACGTCGCCGGCGTCCGCGACGAACTCTCGAACAACGTCTCGAAGGCCATCACGCTCATCAAGCGCGAGATGGAAGTCGCGATGTGCGCCAATCAGACCGCCCAGGTCGATAACGGCACCGTCGGCTACCGCACCCGTGGTCTGGACAAGTGGATCGTGACCGCCGCGAACATCGACACCGTTGACCTCCCGGCTGCTGCCTCCGCCTTCTGCCCGTCTGCCTCGCAGATCAGCACCGTCGGCACCGCCTCCCTCACGGAAACCGTCGTTCAGGACGTCCTCACTGGTATCTACAACCAGACCGGTCAGTTCAAGAACTACGACGCCATCGTCGGCCCGACCCTGAAGCGCGCGTTCACGAACCTCGTGTTCACGACCGCCGCAGCCGGTACGAACCAGTACAACACCATCCGCACGCTGACCCGCGACTCCTCCGAGCCGTCCTACATCAGCTCCGTGGACGTGTTCGAAGGTGACTTCGGCCAGATCCGCCTGCACCCGTCGCTGTTC